AATCGAAACAAGTCAAAAAGTCTTTTTCAAACTTTGGATACCTCGCAAAAATTTCTTTTAGCTCTTCTCCTGTTTTGTTTTCTAAAATCGGATCGGCAAAGACTTGAGTAACTTCTGATAATTTTAATTGAGTTAATAGCATTTCAACTCTAACATCCATAGACTCAGAAAGTATTTTGTTCAGTTGCTGGTTTGCAAAATCAACATTGTTATGTTTTAAAATCAGGTTCTCCAGCAAAAATGCGTACAACTTAGCAAACAATAAATTTTCTTGAACCGTTTCTACTTCTGCTTCTTGAAAGTGTTCTGTTATCGAGTTGAAAGCTTCAATATCTTTTTCGTTTGGTTTATTCGATTTTGAAATTGTAAAATGCAATCTTTGGAATGCGTCTTTTATTTTCATAAGTACAGTTTTTCGATTAGTGCAATTTCAGATACTTTCCAAGTGTGCCATTGTACGCGCGCGTCAAGTGTTGGGCGCGAAATACCTAATTCTTTTGAAACCTCATCTTTTGTAGATAACTGGATTCGTTTTTTTACTTTTTGGGTAGCTTCATATTTTGTCATTGTAAAATTTTTTACGTTGTGTTATAATAAAAAACCCGAGTATATCGGGTATTCAAATATACTAATTTTTTCCTAATAACCAATCAAAATCTATTTTTTTTATGTCCTCAATCGAGCGAAGTAAATAATATTTTCCTTGCAGGCTTTCGATTCTTTTTTGGAATTTTATTTGATCTTCTGATTGCGAACTAGACGAGGTTTTAATTTCTAAATGCGCGCAACGTCCGTACATTCCGTGTATTTGTAAATCAGACGCGCCAACTGTCATCCCTATTAATTTCATTACTTCAATAGCGACCGAAATTGCTTTATCAACTATTTTTTTTATGTTTAACGGAACATTTAAACCGATTCCGTTCGGAACACTCATACATATAAGACGCGGTTCGTGTTCGGGCTTGCAGTATTCTTTTCTAATTAATTGAACAATCCTTTGCTGAATTAAAGTTTCATTTTCTGTTCTCATTTTACACGTATGATAGATTAGTGTTGTTTTTATTTTGCCCCGTAAGTTTAGCTTTTAAGGTGCTATATTTAAAGCCATAGCAATTTGCAGCTTGCAGACAGCTACTAAAAAACACACCCGTAGATAAATCAATTACTATTTTACTATTTGCTTCTCTGTTTGATTCTGAATAGGGTCTTTTTTTAGCAGAAATACTCATTCTTTTCTTGGTTTCTTCCTAAAAAACAATTCCCTTCATATTATTACTCATCTTCTTTTTTGTTTCCTCTGTGTGTTTTCTGCCTTTCTGAGCAACAGATTGCTTTAATCGCGTTTCATTTGATATATTTGACCTTATTTTCTTAAATTTTAACTTAGTTTCTTCGCTATGATTTCCGCTTCTGTCGTTTGATTTTGTGAGCATACAATTCAAACCTTTGTCGCCAGAAGAACTATATAAATCTTGATAATATCTTTCTTTATCGTTCAATTCATAAACTAAGCATTCTTCTAATACTTCAAACTTATGATTTTCAACCCCGTATTTTAAAAATGAATAATAAAGCCTTTTTTGATTTTTACAGTTTTTGTTTCTGTATTTTTTAAATCTGCTTTCAATATCTATTGATTGACCAATATACACTTTGTTTGTTGGACTTATAATTTTGTAAATTCCTATCATAAAGCTAAGTTAATCTATTTATTAGACATTATAGTGTTTATCTAATTTTTGTTTTATTTTGTTTATAATATAGGCTTTCGTTCTTAAAGAAGTGCCTTCTAAGCCACTTGCCTGTATAGAAGCATAAGGTTCTTTTATTATTCTTTTCATTGATTCATTGAACCTGCCATTGTCTTGTGTTTTTTTATAAGTACCTAGAGTTATAGAGTGTTTAATAAATAAGTCTATCGTTTGATTAATAAGAATTACCCAAGCAAAATTTTTATCTCGCCCAACTCGCTCCACATACTCAACGATCTTTTTGCCGTTTGGCTTCGGTATTTCGTCAACTAGAACCGCAACCTCATCGGAAATTTGTTCGTTTTTCTTCTTTTCTTCGAACACAAAACCGCATTCCTCGCATTCTAAACTGTTTTTCGCTACCAAGCAATCACAATTTTCACAAAGCTTAGTGCTGTCTAACGCTTCTTTTTTTGCACGTGGCTTCTCGTTGTTACCATAAAAAATACTCTCCCAATCAATTTCGTCGCTCCATTTTCCAGAACCTCCGTATTTTGATGCAAAATATTGAATATTTCCACCACCGTCGATTACTTTAAAATAAGGTTTGTAAATAGAATCGCACTTACGACCTCCGCGCCCGACCATTTGCAAAAACAAAGACAATGATAAAGTCGCACGGTTTAAAATTACAGCCTGTATTGTTGGTTCATCAAATCCAGCGGTTAAAACTCCGCAGTTTAGAAGTATCGCGTCAGGTGTATTTTTAAACCATTCTAAAATCGGTTTTCGTTCTGATTTTTTTGTATTTTTAGAATCCAACATTCTTACATTTTCGTAGCTAGCATCCAAAAAGAAATCGTATATATTTTTATTTGTAGTTGTGGAGCTGTTGAAAATAATTGTTTTTTCTCCTTTACAAATTTCCTCATAATTCTTAACTACGTTGAATTGACCGAAATATTTATCCGTGCTTTGTTTGTCAAAATCTCCTGTTTTAGCGTCAATAGAAAAAGAATTTCTGTCGATGTTCCCGATTTCGTAATTCAAATCCCGAACCAATCTATCAGACAAAATCAATTCCGATATAGATTTTCCGATTATGATATTTTCGTAAATTTCTGAGTATGTAAAATTTCGGGTATATTCGTAAGTTTCGTAACCGCAACATTGCGTAACTGTTTCGTGGTCTTTTTTACATACCGAACAACGCGAAAAATTAACTTTTTTCAAAGAAATCGGTGTAGCTGTAACGGCTAAAATTTTAGCTTCTGGAAAATATTCAAAAACTTCTTTATGCATATCTAAATGCGCTTCGTCAACAATAATCAAACCGATATCTTTGCAAAATTCTGCATCAATTCTCAAACGGTTTTTTATCGTTTCAATCATCGCAACATAGCAATCTGAATGGTGCTGTAGTTTCTTTTTAGAAGCAACAACGCTTTCGCAACTAACGCCAATTGTTCGGAGCGTTGCAAGTGTTTGCGTTATCAATTCCTCGCGATGTGCTAAAACCAAAACATTTTTTTTAGTTTCTCTACAAAACCTTTTTGCAACAAAAGAAAATATTGCAGTTTTTCCACCGCCCGTACTGAGCTGGAAGAGTATTCTTTGATTTACTTCGAAGCTTTCGAATATTTCTTGAATGGATTTTTCTTGGTCTGGGTATGGTTTCATATTGCAGAAAGTAAAAGGGCTTTACAACCCACTACAGTTATAAAACCCTTTCGATTAGACGTTGTCTAAATATCTTAACTCGAGTAGTGGATCGAGTACGAAAAGCCTAATTTTCACTAGCCTTAATTATTTGGGAATATAGGGGGTTTTGTTGGATTATTCCGTTTTTAAGAAAGTTATTTCTTTTGTTTTGCCAATTAATTTTGCGTGTTCTAATTCTAATTGAGCAGATTTAAGCATTGCGTTTGAAGTAGCTACAAGTGTTTTGCCTTGCGCTGTGTCCATTTCTCCGTTTTTTACTTTTTAGAATACATCTACTAAAGCATCTCTTAATTGTTTTACGTTGTTCATAATTTTAAAGTTTTATTAAGGTATATTAAATATTTTTTAGATTCAATTAAATAAGGGTGTTTTGCAATATCTCTACGGGTTAATTTGTAATCTGATAAAGTTACTATTGCTTGAATTGCACTTCTTGCAGTAACTCCTAATTCTTTTTTGTGTTTAGCCTCACATTCTTTGCATGAATGACATCTTTTATCTGGATAAACTAAAAAACCTGAGAACTCTAAAACAGGCTTTGTTTTTTCGCAAACTATACAGAATTTAGTTTTACCGAAAATTCCTTCTCGTTTGTGGCGATTTACTTTTTCTAAAGCTCTTTGTTCTGGTTTACGGCAATATTCGTTGTGATATTCTTTTCGTTTTTCACGTTGCTTTTTTTGCATTAAACGCCCTGCTTCAGATTCACAATAAGCTTGTTTTTTAGCTCGTAATCGTTCTTTATTTTTTAAACGATATTGTCTGTCATATTCTGCTTTTCGATCCCATATATTTCATAATCCTAAATTTTATGCCTTTTGGCGTTAGTGGGTTTTTTATAGTTTGTGCAAAAATTCTTCCAGTATTTCAATTAAAGTATCGCAATCCCCTTTGTGCTTCAATACTTTATCATATTCTGTTTTGGCTATTTCGTAAAATTCACTTTCCGGTTGGTCTGAATCTTCTTGCCATTGCATTGCTTCCTCATTTGAATAATCTTCAACTTCTTGTTTTTTATCAGAAAGCCATTCTTTAATTTCTTCTAATATTTCGTATTTTGTAATCATCCCAATTTATTTAAAAGTTTCTTTGTTTGTTTCGAATGTTGAGGTATATGTTTCTTTGGCTGAGTATTCTTTATTACCTAAACCCATTTCATAAGCTTCGGTACATAAATCAATAATTTGGTCTTTTTCTGTTTCTAATTCTTTTTCTGCAACTTGTATTGCGAAAACATATTTACCTCTCGAGATACGTTCTTGTAAGTTCCCAGATATCGGATGCAAGTCGCGTAATTCTTTTAGTTTTTCAATAATATTTTGAACTGCTGTTTGTGTTTTCATAATTTTAATTTAAGTTAGTTTTTGTGTTGGTTATACTGATTGTTGTAATTTAATACAGTTATCGCAACACTTCTCTATTTGTCGGTTCAGGCAACAATCGTTTTTTAAGTAGGTTGTTGTAAGCGTGGAATATTTGGTTTGTCGTTTTCATGTTTTTAGCAATTTATTGGTTTTACGCATTTTATTTGCGCATTCTTTAGAACATCTTTTTCTTCCGATATTAGTTGAAAATGGTTTTTCGCAACATTCGCACTTAGCAAGTGTTATTCTATCTTTTGAATATCTTGAAATAAAATATGTTGAGTAAGGAGTTATCCATCCGTTTTTCATAATTCTATTTTTAGTGATTTTATTTATCTGTTTGTTTTACTCGCCAGCATCCTACAGAGGATTCCGTTTTGTATTGTTTAATATATGCGTATTCAATAGGTAAATGCCAAATATCGTTGTCTATTGGATAATTATCAACCAATAAACAATCATCTTCAGGTATTCTATTTAAAGCATAAGTCACTGTGCTATTAGGCGGCATTTTAATTGTTATCATAATATCGTGTTTTCTAATCTTTAATCAAACCACAACTCGTTGTTTAACATCCCGCAACCGTAATACTTTTCAATAGAAGCATTATAAGGTTGTGATGTTTTTGGAGTTGTGATATTAGTAAAAACCAATTCATTAAAGTAAACCGTTTCGTAACCAATCCAACGCTCCGACTTGATTTGCTTATTACACTTCATTACAATAGCTTTAACGCCTTGTTTTGTCTTTTCCCACGCTTCTATCAAAGCCTCAGAAAAAGTTACGTTTTGCATTTTGAATATTGCGTGGGCTGAGGTCATTAGTATGCTTCTATTTGGCTTCATTTTTCGATTCTTTTTTAAGTTCTTTTGTGTTTTGTAGTTCGATGAATTGGTCAATTTTATCAAGTGCATTTTTATGTACTTTTCTAGTTACCTGAATCATTGAAGGTCTTTTATGTCTTCCCATTTTTATAGTAAATTATATTTTCTTAATAAATTCTCAGTAGTTTCTTTTGCGAATCTTTTAGTTAAAAATAAGCTTCTGTCTAAACCTATAAAACCATCATTTAATTTAACCGTTACATGCCAATCGAATTTAGTAACTATTCCTTTTGTAATTGTAAAAGTCCCGTTTGCAAATTCGTAAGTGTAAGATGATGTTTTCATTTTGTTTTTTTTGTTTGTTGTTATCTGAGTACAAATATACGACTACTTTTGACATAAACAAATTATTTTATAATTATTTTCAAATTATTTTATTTTCCGCATATCACTAAAAAAAGAATTATGAAAAACGGATGGATAACTCCTTACTCAACATATTTTATTTCAAGATATTCAAAAGATAGAATAACACTTGCTAAGTGCGAATGTTGCGAAAAACCATTTTCA